GAGCCGTCGATCATGGCTGGCGTCATCGTGATCCAGCAGGACGTGACCGACGCCCACATCACGTTGCAACGCTACCAAGCGACCACCGAGGCGATGCTCGGGGCCATCGAAGTTGAGATGGGTCAAGTCGACGAACTCGGCGAGCGTCTGATCGAGCAGAAGGGCCTAACGGCTGAGAAGGGCAAGAAGGCTGGCTTCCTACGCTTCCAAGCACAGATGCTGTTCGGCATCGGCATGAACAAGTTGCAGCAAGCCGAAGCGAGCGTGATTATCGCCGAGTCCGACATCGAGATTCTCGAAGCCGTAGTCGAAATCGCGAAAGGACAGAAGGCCCTCACCCGGATGCGTGAGGTACTGTCGGAGTGTAAGGCCGAACTGGAACGGCTGGACAAGGAACTGCCGGTGAAAATCGGCGGCTCTGACGTGTAGGACTTTGGAGTCCAAGATCACCCGGCCCTGGCAACAGGGCCGGAGATTCTTTGATTCTAAACTCAGGAGCCGAGCATGGCCAAGACCGCTACCGGAGAAGACGTGCAGGTTGGTTGCTGGTATCTGTACGAAGGGTCGCCCGCACAGGTGGTCGACGTGAACGGAGATACTTGTACCATCCAGAACCTGCGACGGCATCGCCTGGATATCAAAACTGTGGAGCTTGATAAATGAAGCGTCTGTTACTAGGCGGGCCGTGCCACGGCGATATCGTGGAGTGTGACGAGGGCTGGGGATGGGTCACTGTCCGCAAGCCTCGTGATTTCCAAATCAGCGACCCACGTCGGGGAGTCTCAAGGGAGGAGCCGACAACCTGGACTGCTGAATACTGCTGCGAGGATCTGATCCTTGGCAACTTCGTGTATCTGGTTGCTCGATACCAGAGTGTCATTGTCTCCAATGCGTTTATTCTCCACAACGCCCCGAGAGGAAGCTATGATCCACGTCGCCCCTATTGATGACCTGCAGGAGCATGTGTTAGACTTGGATTGTGATTGTGGGGCAAACCAGGAGTGGATTGACCCGGAAACTGGACTCCCGTACCAGGAGGGTCCACTCGTAGTGCACGCCAGTTTCGATGGCCGAGAGAACCTGCCGAACGGAAAGAAATGGGGAGTTTACAAGACATGATCCGAGACTTCTTCGTTGCAGCACTGGTTGGGGCAGGTGTGTGCCTGCTATTCAGGGTAGTCTACTGGCTCTTTCACAATGACTCTCCGTTCTACGGATACAAGCGACCCCGCGGGAAACTCAAGGACGGCGTGGTTGCCTGGGTCTACACGTCGATGGGCGTGTTCGAGAATACTCATTTGGAGCACAAAAGCTGGTCGCTCAGCTATATTTACGTGCAGTTCCGTTCCATGAGGGTGCGGCGTGATACTAAAATCACAAAGGTCGAGATTTACCGGGACGGGGAGTTGGCATTTAGCTTCCCCGACAAGCCGGTCTACTTGCGACGCGGCGAGGAATTCTGGCCCATGACCATTTGCTACGAGAACACCTACAAGAAACCCAACTATAGGATCGGTTAATGACGAAACGCAATCCAAAGCAAGACGGCAGCGTACTCTACGATTGTGTCCCTCAGGCGGGCAAGTGTCCCCGCGGCTGCAATCAATGCTTCTTCAACAGGCCCGGTGCGTTCTACACAGAAACGCCCTCGATTCCGGAACCGGCGACGCTCCCTCCTGGGGCGATCGTGAGGATGAACTGCGGCCATGATTCTAATATCGAAAAGAGTCTGGTCGAGCGGACGGCTCTGTACTACGAACGGTTCTTCTTCAACACGTCGATCCCAAGGTTTGACTTTATTGGGCCTGTCGTGTTTACCGCGAATCCTCGTGAGGAAGAGCCGGCCTGGACCTTGCCGCAAGATTCTCTGGTCCCCGCGAATCTGATGTTCGTGAGATTACGTGTCAGTGGAACCAATCTGAAGCTGATTGATCAGGCTGTGTGGGAATGGACGCTGGTTGAAGTGCCAGTCGTGCTCACGTTCATGGCGTACTATAGTCAAACACCGCAGGTTGACGAACAGGAAGTGGGGCTACTGGCGGGCGATTGCTACGAGTACCGGAAAAGAATTCTTAATGCGTACTACTGCCCGACCTACAAGTTCGTCGAAGCCGTGATGAAACGATACTACGATCAGCGACTGGTCACGACGTGCGGCGGGCTGTGCAAGGATTGCCGAAACTGCGAAACCTACTACATCCAGACCAGGAAACGAATGAATGGGACTTGAACAGGTTGAAGCATTCCTCGTTGAACTTACCGAACTGACCAAGAAGTATCGCATACGGATACATGGATGCGGCTGTTGTGGTAGCCCGTACCTGGAGGATCACGTGCCTGAAGGGCGATATGTGGTGTCGAATGGCGACGATAACCTAACTTGGAAGCCTGATTCATGATACCGAAATCAATCATCGACCGTATCAAGGCATCAAACCTGACGCCTGAAGGCATTGCCGAATTGTTCCTGAAGCTGGACGAGACGGCACAACAGTCTGGAATCTTGTCGCTTCGACTTGATGCATACTTCGATGAAGTCGAAGACACACTCCACAACGGCGACATGATTCCGATGATTACGTTTCACCTGAATCCCGTCCGTGTACGAGAACTATCCTTATGATTTTCGCAATCCACACTGAAATGGGCGAAGCCTGGTTCCGGGAAATGATGCCGCTGTTGAAGGACAAATCGACTCTCTACGTCGGCTCTCGGTCGGGGAATCTTTGGTTGGATCGGGAGTGGAAGGGACTGGACGTGACGTATTGCACGCCACTCAGGTATCCCGAAGGATGTTGGGATCAACTGTTCGTGCACCAAGTTCCCTTGACGCACGGAGCCAAGAGAACTATCGGGTTAATCGAGATGGCAAAGCGATTTAGAGTAGTGATTATGAGACCCGTAATGCCACGCGATGTGGTCTACCTTTGGAGTCACCTGCTTTGATACTAATATCACCATTCCGGCGGAAGAGACCTGTGAGACCGCCGGTCTTGCAGGACTACAGCAAGATCCAACGAGTCATGGTCTACGTCAAGATGTTGAACTCAATGAACGCCCCGATTCGCGGGTTCGTTGAGACTAATCTCGGACTCTACGAACTGGATGCTCCGCTACAGTGCATCATCGACAAGGTCGAAGGAACCATGACTCTCCGATTCCCGACTCTGCACATCCGGCGTCGGGTCGTGGTCAAAACGAGTTTCTTCACGTATCAGGACATGCTACTGAAGAAGCAGGAACACCAAATCGAGTGTCGGCGTGGTGATAAGTTCAACTTGTCCTTCACACTCGGAGTCGCGTGGCTATGAAGATCATCAACGGCGACTGCCTGGAATACTTGAGACGGTGTGACAAGTACGACATGATCTGGATGGACCCGCCGGACAACCTCGGACTCAAGTACGACAACTACGACGACAAACTGTCAGCGGAGACCTACTACGGTTGGCTCGAAGTGCTGATGTGGAACGCGTTGTGCAAGTGCAATGTGTTTTGGCTCAGTTACTACTGGAGTCATGATATTGAAATCAAGGGCCGGCTGCGGAGCATGATGAAGGGCCGATTCCAGGCCCACAGTGGGAAAACTTTTATTTGGCGATACACTTTCGGCCAGCATCGTGCGACTGATTTCGGATCGGGATTCAGGTATTTACTAAGGGTGAATAGTCCGGTGTGGAAGCCGGTTGAGTTGCCACGAGTTGAATCGGAGAGGCAACGGATCGGCGACACTCGGGCTTGTGCGGAGGGAAGGGTGCCTGATGACGTTTGGGACATGCCTATCATCCAAGATGTGCCCCGAGTGGTAGGGAACGCCAAGGAACGGAGAGCTTGGCACCCGACTCAACATCCGGAGGCGCTCATGGAAAGAGTAATCATATCGAGTGTATCGAGGGGTGGGACCATACTGGATTGTTTCTTGGGAACCGGAACCACCATGCGAGTGGCGTCTCGGATGGAAAGGGATTGCGATGGCTGCGAAATCTCGGATAACTACGCTAACCGCGCCGGGCTGGACATGGGAGTTCCAGTTGTGCGATGGGGAGACGGTCTGGCTTGAAGGCGGAGCCGTTTACGTGGTGGGTATGTGTTACGTGTTGGATGTTCGGAACGTGCTGCTCCTGTATTATGGAAGTGTGGCTCTTGACTTGAAGAAGGGAGTCTCTTGGCCTCAGTTCGCTACTCTACTTGAAGTGATGGGAAACCAACATGTATTGCTCAATTGATATCGAAACGACCGGCCTGGACAGCGAGAAGGATCAAGTGTTGGAGTTTGCCGCCGTATTGGCGTTGGAGAAGAAGCCGAAGCTGTCGGACTATCCCTTCTTCCATGCCAAGATTCGCTGGGATCGCCTTGAAGGGGCGCCGTTTGCTTTGATGTTAAACTCAAAGCTGATTGCTGAGATGGCGAGGTTGCCCAAGACGGCTACGCTCGGCTGGATCAGGATTCATGAGTTGGGACCGCAGTTCAAGGAATGGTTAGTCGGGTATATTGGGAGTGAGGGACGAGTGCATCCCTGTGGCAAGAACTTCCAAGGGTTTGACCGGCAGTTCCTGTGGAAACTCAATGGATTCCCCAAACATCTGTTCACGCATCGAGCGCTCGATCCGGGTGCTCAGTACGCTACTTGGGACGGGATTCCTGGACTCGATAGCTTCGCCACGCCCTCGGAACTGGAAGGCAAGGAACATGAAGCCCTGTTCGATGCCCGTAAGGCGTTGTACTGGGCGTTGGAGGCGCTCGATAAACGCCTACTGTAGATAAGCGCTCGATACATAGCCCCGTCGGAGCCGAGTAGCTCTGGCGGGGCCTTTCTTCGTTTCATGATTTTAGTATCAGAGGCGCTTAAAACAAGCGCTTAAGTCGAAATAAGCGCTTAAATCTAGGAGTGCAGAATCTTGGCAAGACTGTCATTATGGCAGAGTTGCGCGTCATCATTAAGATTCTCGAACCCCTCTAATGGGGAAAGTTTTATTTTAGTGAACATTTGCTATTATTTCCTGTAACTTTCGGCGCGGGCGCAACTCGCCGTAAGTCCTTTCAGGGCCTTGACTTAGGACTCTCGACCTTGGATCGGTTACAGGAATTACAGAACAGGCATCAGGTGTATAGGAGAATTTAGAACCAAAATTACATATAGAAGAAGGGCAAATTGAGAAATCCGGTATTTCCGCAAGTCGTTATGGTGCCTTGACTTAGGCGCGGACCGCGTAGGATTGCGCAGGAAGCGTCCAGAGTCGCCTTGACATAGTTGCCCAAAGATGGGCCTTGCGTGCTACCTTGGAGGCGTGAGGGGCCTTGCCGGTCATTCTAGGGCACTCGACAGCAGCGCGGAGGCGTTGAGTCTTACGTCTTGGCAAGAAAGCGCCATCATTAGTATTCATAGATACATACATCTATATAACCCGAAGCGAGGATCGCCTTGTTGTGGTCCCTTCATTGATGTTAAAATCAGCGCGGACACGTAGTGTTGGTTGGCGCGAGCGCAAAAAAATGCCCCTCCGGCAATCCCTTTCGGGCTGCCGGAGGGGCATTCGTCAGTTGGTGCAACACTTGTGGCCAGCGTCGTACACCTTACAGAAGATCCAATGACCGCGGTGAGCGCGGGCGTATTCATCGGCGTCTTTCTCATAGACGTAGATACGTTCTGGCGCACCGTTAATTAAAACGACGTACATGATCGCCTTTCCTGATTTTGAAATCATAGCCGCCTATACCCCTTTCGGGGGTACAGGCGGCTTTCACGTTGGACTAGGCGCGAATCCCCGCGAACGACAGTATCGCTTCGGGTGACAGAACGCCGTCGGCGCGAACGCCGATGATCGTTTGTAGTAGTTGCTCCGCGGTTACTGTGGCCGCGGCTTGCACCGGCTGCGAATCGACCTTCAGATTGTAGCGATCGGCCAGTTGGTACAACGTCATTTCGTCCCTTCGGACACGTCGATAGTGACTGGCCGCTTTGGTCAACGCCTCTTCGGCCAGCTTGCTCGATTCTTTGTCTTTCATTCGGTGCTCTCTTGAGGTTAAAATCAGCGCGGGGAGAAAGAAACGGGCCTTCCATGGCCCTACGCGGTTGCGTCCTAGCTGTTGACCACGACTTCGACAGCGGCTTCGGCCACGATGGGAGCGGCTTCGGCAGCGGCTTTCGCTTCGGCTTCGGCCCGGTTGCGTTCCGCTTGCGCGGTCTCTTCCGCAACCCGGTGTTCGCGCGAGCGGTTCACGAGACTGGCGTACTCGTCCGCGCCGAGGTAGGCGCGAATCATGCCCAGCAACTCGTGGCTGGTTTCCATTTCCAGCAACATGCTGTCGATCTGGACGATATCGCCACCCTGCCCGGTTGCGGCCAAGTAGACCCGCTTGATTGCCTTGCTCGCCGCGTTCTGAGCGCGAGCGCGAGCGGCTTCGGGTGACAGCGACGTGGGTTTCGGGGTGGTATCGTCCACCGGCACTTCCGGCGCGGGATTGATGATTTTCTCCCATGCCGTCTTCAACTGGGGACCGTCCCCATCGGGGAAGGGGCCGAACTCGGCGTTGAATGCCGTGTACAGCTCTTTCACGTTGCTCCAGCGAACCGGGGTGGCGTCATTGCCGGACACGCTGAGCTTCTTAAACTCAGCCTGGATGTACTCCGGCAGCCTTGCCAAGTTCACGCGAACTTGCACGTAGCTCCGGTTCGGTTCGCCGATGCCCTTTCCCTTCGTGTTGAAGATGCCGAGCTTCTCGGCGATTTTCGCCTGGCTTTCGCCAGGGTAGGCGCGGAGAAGCTGCTTGATGGCCAGGAACTTGCCCCATTCGGACAACGGGACGCGGTCCTCTTGTGGCCCGTGGTCAATTCGCAACAGGATTTCCTCTTCCTCCGTCAGGCCCGTGTACACGATACACGGCACCTTGCCGCCCGGCAAGGCCGCCTTGAACGCCTCCAAGTCATTGGCCTGAAGGTGCTCCAGCGCCTCTTCCCGCCGGTTTCCGCACAGGACAAGGGCGCGGTTGTCGGCCTTGAGCGAAACCACCAGTGGGTGATTCACTTTGAAGCCGTTGACCTTGAGGGAAGAAACCATGTCCGGAATCCGGGTACACGTTTCATCCCGCACGTTGTCAGCGCGGTAGAGCATCGAGAAATCAATCAGTTTCGTAACACTTGGCTGCTTCGCCATGAGAAAATCTCCGAAAAACGCGAATTGATTTTGAACTCAACGCACGCTACGGAGACTTGTGATACCCCGAATGGGGTAGAGTGTAGGGCGGGGTGACGTACAACGCAACCGCCATTTAGACCCAACATTCGGGGTACGCGTTGTATTGGTCAGTTTCGATTGAACTTTGTTAACTGATGGTTCATCAGCCGGTTGTTCCGGTCATAACAGACATAGCAGACGTCGAGTTGCAAACCAGCGTACTGGTCGCAGCGTACGACAAACCATTTGTTGATTGAATCGACTTCGATGATTGTGCCGGTATACAGGTCACCAGTACCATCCAGCCAGCAAACATCGTCACCGATATTAAATTCAACCTCGGTAGCAAGTCTATCACGTAGATTCATGGTTCCCTCGATTCTATCGGGGTATCACGAGTCTCCGTAGCTTTGAACAAAGAAGGCTTATTACCATCCTAATGCTTCTTTTTCCGCTAACACCAGAGACTCCATTTATCCGGTTCATCGTTTCCGATGGGCACCCCGGTAGGTGGTTTGCGTTGTCCCTGTTGTGATGTCTGCCGAGTTTTCACTCGACACCCCACGGTGGCACAGAGAGTAAGCCACAATTCATTTTGCCAATTTTCTAGGGTAGGCTATCCCCGCGGTTGACAAGCGTATAGCTTGATTTTATTCTCGCATAGGCGTTTCCTTGGACGTTGTTTCCTAACTATCTGAAGTATAACTTGCGTTTTTCCGTTGTCAAGTAAATTCTGCAAGATTTTTTCCGTTGCGTTGCGTTGTCTTCCTTGACTATATGAAGCATAGCTTGCAAAATTCACTTGTCAAGTGAACCGCAAAATTTTCTCCGAATAGGTAGCCGAATAGTCTTGACGCTAACCGTTCCTTGCGTCGCATGTTCTTCCTTGAACATTGCAAGCTTACTGCGCAGCCTAGCGTAGTCAAGCAAAATTTCGGGAATGTTCACAAGTAGCTGCGCCGCATAGACTTAGGTACACTCAAAATCGGGAAAACGTGGTTTAGCTCAGCGTAGCGGGAGACTAGCTCAGCGTAGCGGGAGACTAGCTCAGCGTAGCGGGAGTCTAGCTCAGCGTAGCGGGAGACTAGCTCAGCGTAGCGGGAGTCTAGAACCACGTCGCCTAGCTCAGCGTAGCGGGAGTCTAGTAGGCTGAGCTAGAACCACGTCGCCTAGCTCAGTCTAGAACCACGTCGCCTAGTTGTCTAGGCTGAGCTAGGCGACGTGGTTCTAGGCGACGTGGTTCTAGACTCCCGCTACTAGAACCACGTCGCTTAGCTCAGCCTAGACAACTAGGCGACGTGGTTCTAGTAGCGGGAGTCTAGAACCACGTCGCCTAGTTCAGCGTAGCGGGAGTCTAGTAGGCTGAGCTAGAATCCCTGATTTTATTATCTGGTTTCCTTGACAAGCGCACGTTGCATAGTAGTATTGAAGTAGAAAGGACGGTATTCAATGCTACTCGCTTTTGCCCTACTCGTGATTATCGCAGCAATCGCCCAAACTACCCTACAGCCTAGAATGTTCTAACATGCGATACCTAACCGCTATTCTACGCGAACAACGGGACAAGGAACAACGGGACAAGGAACAACGGGACAAGGAACATTCAACCCCTACTCTAGATAGCATACGTGCTATGTTGCGTACGCTTCCCGAACATCCACTAGTCAACACCATATCGGAAAACGACAACGAAATCCGATGGTAAAATCGGAGAATCTAGATTCTCCGATACTACCGTGCAGGGTTATTTCGTCGATACAATCTGCGGGATCGGAGAATCCGGCACGTGGTTCCCTATCGACTGTGACCTACCCCGTGAAAAATATTAGAATCAAGCATCTTGGATCTTGTATCTTGGGTCATTTCTGGGTATTCAAGTATCAAGTATCATGTATCAAATACCATAAAACGTGCCTCTTGAGTTTAATATCAGTGGGAGGGAGGGTTATTTTGTCCTTAGATCCGGGAATTCTCGATCCCAAGCGGTGGCACTTTGTTGTCAAAAATTTTCCTGCGCAACTTTCTTGCTAATCCCCGATATAATATGTGAAGTGGGAAGCGGACTGATTCTAAAATCTTGGCAAGAAAGTGCCATCGAGGGCATTATGGAACTCAAACGCTGGACAAAAGGAACCGATGAGGTTCTCCGTTGTGATTTTATACTCACAAACGGGGAGCGATGCGGCAACCTTGCAGAACCTGAGATCCATCGTTGCGCTCTTCACGGAGCCAACAAGATCCTCGCCAAGAAAGAGCGTGAATCTTTACGCATGTACAACCTGGCCAAGTTCCAGACACGAGTAGATCAGCTTGCCGATCATGACAAACTCAAGGGTTTGCGTGACGAAGTTGCTCTTCTCAGGCTCCTGATTGAGACGCGCGTTCAAAAATGTGAAGACACGAACGATCTGCTTCTGATTTCAGGGCCACTCTCCGACCTAATCATGAAGGTCGAGAAAGCAGTAACGTCGTGTAATCGACTCGAAGGAACGCTTGGAGACATGCTTGACAAGCAGAAAGTCAAGAATCTGGCGGCCAGCTTCATGCAGATCATTGCTGCTAAGATCAATGAACTCACGTCACTCACGGACGAGGACATTCAGACGCTTCTCGAAGCAATTGCCAATGATTTTCTAGTCCTCGTATCGGAGAACAAGTGATGTTGGATCTTCTTAAGGGCTCTCTCAAGAGCACCACCGTCCAGTTCAATCTGGCAGCGACCGCTTTATGGGTTCTGGGCGTTGTGATGGCAAGCGATTTCGTGCGTTCCAATCCGGACTACCTGGCCATCGCCGCCGGCGTCCAGGGAATCGTGAATGTGCTGCTCCGATTCAAGACCAGCAAGCCGCTTTCCGAGCGTTAGGTCTTGGTGACAAAGGAATCTGAGACATGAACAATCCCGTCGTAGCTGACCGCCCACTCAAGCCACTAGGCTTCGAGCAGTTCGAGGTAACAACGTCGGCTCAAGGTCTCCCGAACATCCCCAAGACTGCAGCCTACGCCTATCTCCAAAGCCAAGGCGGTCTGCTTCGATGGCGGGACGACGGGACCTTGCCGGACGCAAATACAGGTCACTTGATGGATGACACAGACGATCTGTTCTTCATCAGCGACCTACTCAAGTTCTTCGTGATAAAGGACGCAGCGGAAGTCGCGAGCGTCTATCTGAGCGTCTCTTTCTACGAGGTTGAATGATGCGAGCGTCACGACCACTCCGACCGCTTAATAGTGAAGTGATTACGGGTGGTCGTTTGCACGCACCACCGACCGCAGCGATTCTGCGAATCACGGCCACTGGGGCCAGTCAGGTACGTTGGCGGGATGATTCCGTTGACGCTGATGTTGATACCGGACACATCCTAGTGGCACACCAGTCCGTTTGGTACAATGGTGACCCTTCTAAGTTGCGTTTCTTCGGAGACGTCACTGTAACCTTCTACAAAGTAGCTTGACATGAAACGCACGACACGCCGCTCCATGCTGTTCCGGAAAATGATGACGCTGCCGGATGCTTCGACCGGAGCGACGTTTCTTGAGGAACGTGCAAGTACCTTGTTCTTCAACGATGACAACCCAACTGGCCAGCGAATCGTTGATACTACACTCACAATTGGTGAGAATGATTTGATCTTCAACGATTCTAATCCAATTGGACAACGGATCGTTGATACTACACTCACAGTAGGAACAAGTGGGTTGTCCTTTGCACAGGACATTGACGAGTTGTACATCCCGAACGTCTTCGACTATATCGCTTACTGGAAGTTGGAAGAGTCATCCGGCACGCGTCAAGATTCTTCGGCCAACAATCGAGACTTGTCGGAAAATGGCGGCTCGATCGTTAGTGCGACTGGTAAAGTTGGAACCGCGGCCTACACTGAGAATGACGGTCGGGCCTTACAGTGGACGGGAAGCAATGCTTTCAATTTCGCCACTGGCGACTACACGGTGATGTTCTGGTGCAAACCACGTACCACTCTTGGTACAGCGTTTCCAATCATCAAAGCTGGTGGTGCAAGTACCACAACAGCCGAACGTGGCTGGCGTCTTGAGATTTTGAACTCACCGATTGCATGGAACTTCCTGCACTACTTCAGCGATAAGACAACGCTCGTTTTTCACTACTTGACGGACGCTACACTGGATGATGATCTATGGTTCTTCGTGAGATTTTGGCGTCGCACGGCGGGAGACGAGCATGGTTTCCAGGTGAATCTAGGAACCAAGGATCTCAAGACATTGGCAAGTGGCCAGGCAATGGCCGTACCGACGACCAATATGTTTGAGTTGTTCAGGAATGCGAGCAGTTACACTGGTGGCTGGTTCGGAGCAATTGACGAAGTATTGCTCTACAATCGGTACGTGACCGATGACCAGGCCGCATACGTCTACAATTCCGGAGCAGGACGAGCATTATGAAAACACTCTCAATGATTCTCCTGCTTATCGCAGGAACAGTTCACGCAGAAATGACGCTTCAGGCCCCGCAGACTGCGGTGGTCGGAGAACTTGTTCGGTTCGAGTCGAGTGGCTCGGATGAAGTGGCTTGGAAGTGCATCCAGGAGACTTCGGACTTCGAGGCAATAGGCCCAAAAGCCTTCTTCTCGGCGCGGCAGACCGGTACTTATACGTTCGTTCTGGCCGGCATCGTCGACGAGAAGCCTGTCATCCTGACGCACACGTTGGTTGTGTCCAAAGATTCCAAACCGGAACCGCCGAAGCCTCCGGCTCCTAATCCTCCGGCTCCTAATCCTCCGGCTCCTAATCCTCCGGCTCCTCCGGCTCCTCCGGTTCCTCCGGCTCCCAATCCTCCGGCTCCAGTTCCTCCGGTTCCTCCGGCTCCCAAGCCCGATCCGCCCAAACCGGCCCCAGTTGATCTGAGTCAAGTTGAGGTTAAACTCAAAGAAGTCGCCCCAGCCGATAAGGAAGCGGGTCCCAAACTTGCTCAGTGCTTTCGAGCACTCGCCGAATCAGCCGTGCCAGCCGATCAGATGCTTGCTGAGACGGTTGCCGGGCTTAAACGGGCGACCGCAGATGATCCGAAATGGACGCCGTACCTGGAGGTCCTAGCTGCTTATGTCGATACGTTGGATTTGAAGACCAGGGAAGATTTCAAACGGGAATGGCCTAAGCTGGCCACGATTGTCGAAAGGTCATTACAATGAAACGTCGAACGCTCCTAAAGGCTGCCGCCTTATCGCCGATTTTGTTCGTAGCTCCGGCGAAAGCAATTGCCGACGATGAGGACTTTGGAGCGATCCGACCAAACCAACCAAGTAGACGTAAACACTTTGGTAAGGCTTACCAACAGTTCAATTCAATAAGTGTGGGTAAGAAAGCCCTGCTTTGGAAATACTTCGAGATGCAGGCCGGTCCCTGGCAGACTCATAACCAGGGACCGCAAAACGGAGAGCGGGGCGAAGGCGATTGCGTCGGCCAGGGTGCTGGCGGAGCAGTCGACATCTTGATGGCCTGCGACCGTTTCATGCGATTCGAGCCGGAGCCTTGGATCGCTAAGGCCAGTGTCGAAATGATCTACGCCGGTAGCCGCGTAGAAATCGGAGACGGGGACTTACGCGGCGGGGCCGGGAGTCATGGTGAGTGGGCCGTACAATACCTGAAAGACTACGGCGTAATTCACCGCATACCTTACCAGGTCGGTGAGAATAAAATCGACCTGACAGGTTACTCACCGGCACGGTCACGCAAGTACCGAGATTCGGGTGTTCCAGACTGGTTGGAGCCAATCGCCAAGGAACGACCCATCAAGGAATACACAAAGATCCTGAACTGGCGTTCGGCATTCGATGCCCTTTACGTCGGCCAGCCGATCATCGTGTGCTCGACGTACGCGTTTCATGACGAGCGGGATAAGGACGGCTTCGCCATGCCTTATCTCAGCACAACAGTCCGGCGACGTTGGCGGGTGTGGAACTACCGCAAACGGTGGTACCACTGCATGTTGCTTGCCGGATTCGACGACACCGGCAGTCGGCCAGGCGGTTTGATTATAAACTCATGGCTCGACTGGAATAGTGGCCCGACCCGATACGATCAGCCTGTTGGCTCGTTCTGGGTCGACGCCGAGTACCTGGATCTCATGTTCAACGACTGGGAGGATTGCTTCGCAATATCAAGCTATGTTGGGAACCCTGAAAAACTTCTGCCGAGGGTATAGCTATGCCCTTCTGGTTGCATGTGTTGCTGCTCTGGCGTGCGGTACGCTCGGGCGATGTGCCGATGATGAAAAGACGATTCCGCCGGATGTGGCGAGCGTTGGATCATTGGATGATGGCATCTACGTCTTCACCGCCGAAGGCTGTATCCCCTGTGAGAGGATCAAGGTTGAGACGGAAATCCTCAAGAAACGAGGACATAACGTCGTCTACCTCGACTCCACCGTCTACGCCAAACTCTTCGCCAATGTCGGCGGAAAGGCGACGCCCCTTACGCTCGTTGTTGAAGATGGTAAGATCAAAAGAAAGATCCGCGGCTACCGGCCGTGGTACGTCATTGCCCCGCCGCTCGTGAGTCGCGGGACAAGGGAGGTTTCATACGATGCATCGCCGCAGATTTCGTACGGCTTTAGAGCGGGTCCTGGATGAGAAGAAGCTTGCGTTCGCAATTCCGGTCACGGCCGAGATTATGGACCGGGTGTTCGACGAAGTGAAGCCGCCTTTCTTTCGCCGTATGTACCAGTGGATCTTGGAGAATTGGGAAACCATCTTCAAGCTTCTAGTGGTCATTGTCCCGATGTTCCTGTGAGGACCACATGAAAAGTATCTTTGAATTCGTACCGATGGAAGGTGTCGTTGACATCTACGCCGGTGAGTATAAAATCAAGGACGGCCACAACGGATCGTTAGGCAAGATTGCTCTCCATCTCGACCCTAAGTACGCCGAGTATGTTTCGGTGGAACCGCACGACAAACGCATCGGCATCGGTGCGGTGGTCGACGAAGAGACTGGGACGTTATCGAAGTTCATGTGGCCCGAGCCAGTGAACCCGAAGCCTCCGTTGCCGGCCGATCTACGACCGAGGTAACTATAATGCACGCTCTGGAACAGGTATTCGCCGAAATCATAGCCTCAGGGCTGAAACGAAAGAGCATCAAGAAATGCTCCCGGTGGTCAGAGACCTACCGGATTATGGGCGGGAAGACGAATCCCGGCCCCTTCAATTTCCGGCTGCATCCCTGGTCCAGAGCGATGCATGATTCGACTGCTCCATTTAATGCCGGCATGAAGTCGGCACAAATGGCGTACACCGAAACACTGTTGAATCGCACCTTCTTCAAGATGGATATTGAAGGCGTCAACTGTTTGTACGCCTTACCGAACAAGAATCCTGATGCGTCCGACTTCTCCAGCAGTAGATTCGATCCTGCCCTGGAGTTGAGTCCGCATCTTCGGAAGATGTTCTCCGACGTAAAGAACATCGGACACAAACGGGCCGGCCCTGCAAACTTGTGGATTCGCGGTAGCAATTCCCGTATTGGGTTCAAGTCGATCGACCCGTCATTCGTCGTACTCGACGAAGTTGACGAAATGAATCAAGATAACATACAGCTGGCTTACCGTCGTACTGACGGGCAGTTGGTGTCAGAGGTTTGGGCGATTTCCACACCGACCGTTCCTGAGTTTGGCATCCACAAGATGTTCCTGCAAACGTCGCAGGAATGGTGGTACTTCCAGTGCCCAATGTGCTGGAAGGAAATCACGCTCGAATTCCCCGATTGTTTGGTTGTGATTGGGGAGAGCCTGCTTGATCCTAGAATCAAAGAGTCGCATGTCATTTGCCCTCTTTGCCGCAAGAAGATCGAGCACGCAGACAAAGTCAAGTCGCAACAAGAGACTGGTCGGTGGATTCCGAAGGTGCCCGAAGTTACGGAACGCCGCGGATTCTATATCAACCAGCTTTCGAGTTGTGTCAAGACTCCTGATAAGATCGCTGTTACGGCGATCGAGGCTCACGACAATAAGAACGCCGAACAGGAACTTTGGAATTCGATCGCCGGTCTTCCACACGTAGTGGACGGTGCTCGTATTGATGATAACCATATCAATGCTTGCATCGTACAACGCCGGATGGCAGACCCGTATCCGCAGTTCAAAGTCAGGACGATGGGTGTTGACGTTGGCAAATGGTTCCACTATGAGATTACGGGTTGGACTATTGCCAAACTAGGCCCGGACTTGAACATGAGTGCGGACGGGGAAGTCATCAGAGTTGGGGCGGTCGACAAGCTGCACATTATTAAGCAACTGATGCGTGAATTCCAAGTTCACTTCACAGTTCTTGACAAGCAGCCAGAAGAACGGCTCATCTACGAGTTTTGCTGCGAACACTGGGGCCGGGCCAAGCGGTGTCATTACGCCCGCGGGATCGGCTCGAAGAAGATGATAGTTTCAACGAGTGAGGACGAGCATCTAGTTAGCGTGAATCGCACTTTCTGGCTTGATACTAGTCTCGGACGTGTTCGTTCGGGACGTATCAAATTGCCTTGTGATATCCCGTCGGACTACAAGGCTCATTTGAAGAACATTGTGAAGCGGTACAAGGATGACGGTAGTGGTGGCGATGTTTCGGTCTACATTTCGACTGACGCTGACCACTTCGCTCATGCACGTAACTACAGCGAAATGGCGTTGCCCTTGGCGGCTTCACTTGCAACGAACCAGAATATCCGGAGTTTCCTCTGATGGCTGAAAAGAATCCCTCTATTCTCGCTTCAATCCATCCAGAGTACCTGGAGAGAACTCCGGAATGGCAGAAATTCCGCTCCATCATGAAGGGCGGAGATTCCTTCATCGAGGAGTACGTGGAGAAATTCTCGGACTCCGAAAGTGATTCTGATTTTGAACGCCGCAAGGGTATCACACCCGTCGCTGGCTTTGCCAAAGCTGCGGTCATTGATATTCAAAACAGCATCTTCCAGCGACTGTGGGCCATCCGACGTAAGGGTGGTGCGAAATCCTGGCAGGCCGCTGTGAAGGGTCAGCTGGGCGGCGTGAATCTTCAGGGTGCTACCATGAATCACTTCATGGGTACCGAGATTCTTCCGGAACTGTTGGGGATGGGCAAGGTTGGCATTTACGTGGACAACATTGCCACGGATGGGAAGCGTACGCTTCTGGAAGCCAAACACGACCACCCATACATCTACAGTTTCGTGGCCGAAGATATAAGGAACTGGCAGTTCTTCCACGTTGGGAATGAGCTTAAACTCAAAAATCTGTTGCTTCGGGTTCGCTCGGAGCACATTGACGATCAGTTCTTTCTCGCGGACGCATACGTTGAGGAATTTCGGAACTTTTGGGTTGACGAAGCTGGGAACGTCAACTTCAAGTTCTACGATTACAATGGCATGTTGTACCTTGAAGGTACGCTCGACATGCCGGAGATTCCATTCGTTCTGTTGGAGTTACAGGCTTCCTTACTGGAAGACATTGCGAACCATCAGATCGCTTTGACGAACATGGAATCTGCCGACGTGGCTTACTCGTTGCGGTCCAATGTTCCGTTCTACACGGAACAGTATGATCCAAATACCGAGTTGGCCAAGAACTGGAGCAACGAAGATTCCGACGGTAATGCCGATGGCGACGGGGACAATACGAAGGCAATCAAGATCGGTAGCACTTCTGGTCGTAGATACCCGAAGAACACCGACCGGCCGGAGTTCATCAATCCGTCTTCTGAACCGCTGGAAATCTCGATCGCGAAGCAAAGGGAGCTGAAGGGTGACATTCGCTCTTTGGTCAATTTGGCTCTGTCCTCTACTCGGCCGAGGTTCGCGTCGGCCGAGTCGAAGGAACTTGATGATCGGGGCCTTGAGTCTGGACTCAGTGCGGTCGGGTTGGTGCTTGAGAACGCTGAGCGTAAAATCGGTGAGTTGTGGGCCACGTACGAGAACGTCGACGAGCAGGTGACCGTCAGTTACCCTGAACGATATTCGCTCCGCTCGGACGAGGAACGCCGCAAGGATGCCAACCAGCTTGCCGAATCGGCCAAGGCAGTAAGTTCGCCGACTTTCCGTCGGGTGATTCAAAAAGAAATTGCCGAAATCCTTTTGGAAGGTAAAGTTTCGGACGAGGAACTGGATCAGGTAATGCAGGAAATCGAGGAATCGAAGTATCCTACTTCCGATCCGGAGCAGATTCGCAACGATGTTGAGATGGGACTACTCTCTCGGAAGTCTGGCTCGATTGCTCGCGGTTATCCGGAGGGCGAAGCCGAGGCGGCACGGAAAGAGAAAGAAGAAATGGAATTGCTCAGGATGCGAGCACAAACGAAGGGATTCGGCTCAAACAATCCGGCGGCTCGCGGGCTTGATGACTCGGACCCCGAAGCTGCGGCTCTTGAGAAGCAGCAGTCGCAAGATCCAGACAATAACGTGGACGGCATCAAGGCTGTGAGAGGTAAAGCGAAATGATCTGGGATGGCACAAGCAGGACCAGACCTAACCCGAATGTCCGAAGGGCACCGGACGGTTGGGATTATGCAAGTGCCATTGCTCAAATACAAGAGCTTCAGCGTGAGATTACTCCAATCTACGCAGTTGCACATACAAACTTAGACGTTGCGCGATTGGTGAGTTTGCGTACTGATGGACATATCGAAGCATCTGATTTCAATATCAGCAATCATGTTTTCGGTATGAATAGAAGTTTTGTACAAGCTGGACAAGTGACACCTGTTGCCATTTTTGGTCTAGTGTCAATGACGGACTGGACAAGTACCGTCGGAACCTTTAATTTGTCTCCGGGGTGGGAATATTTCTTAGAGACAAGTGGTCGTATGACTTTGACGCCACCGAATACTGGCTACCTTGTCAAAGTGGGACGGGCACTGAGTCATACTGATTTTCTTCTCAAGATAGAGGTAGCGATCAAGATGTGAGGGTACAATGACAGTCCGCAAAGCGATTGTCCTGAACGCAGGACAGTTAGAACAGTTACAACCGGGTGACCGCCTGGACATGGGCAACTCGGTTGGACGCACGAATAACAACGCTGGAACCATCGTGATTGGGCAACCAGTCTATGGCGTTAGCGGTACGGCAGTTGACTTGGCCAAGGCCGACGCCCAATCTACCATACGAGTCTCAGGCTTGGTGGTCGACGTGAGCGTTGCAGCCGGGGCACAAGCCGAGATTTTGCCCGATGGGATCTTGACGGCGACGACAGGACAATGGGACGCCGTCACTGGACAAGTCGGAGGACTAACGCCAAACGCGAATTACTTCCTCGATCCAGCCACCGCTGGCAAACTGACGACGACGGCCCCGACAACGCCCGGCCAGTTCGTACTGCGGGTCGGTCATGCTCTTTCAGCGACTGAGTTTGAAATCGAGGTACAACAACCTATCAAGCTGTGAGTGGTCTACGCTCTCTCGCGATGGTGGCCGGGCAAATAGAAGATATCGGGGAACGTAGAAACGAAATCTTACATCTGAATCTCGGCCCGCCTGAGATTCTGAATGTAGCTGGAAACTTTGCAGTTACGAGAACAATCGTCGTCGTAAACGGCAACGATGCGAAGACGTACAATATTTTCGGAGGACAAGAAGGTGATCTTCTGCTACTCCGGGGCGACGGTGTTGAGCTACAGGACTCTGGCGGTAATTTGATTCTAGAATCAAAGTTCAAGCTCAAACCGTTCAAGTTGATTATACTCTACTTTGAGAACAACAACTGGTCCGAGTTACTACGGACATAACCTGGAGAATACGAATGACAACCAGTTTTCCGACAAGTGTTTGGGATGGAACGACTCGTGGCGGACGATCGAGTAGCCTTCGCAAGTCGCGTACAAACAAGGCTGACTGGGCACGAATGGTTGAGGAATTGCGGGCCATGCAGCGAGTTTGTGATGGCTTCGGTCTGAGCACCGCTGGTGCTTTCGCTACAGCTGATCCGAGTGTGTCGGGTCATCTATACTCGGATACTTCGACCGGAACAGACGAAGTTCAGAGCCTTGCGGCCATTGATGCCACGTCAGGCAACTGGACCCTCACAATCACACTTCCGGAAAATGATCCCGTTACCACGGCCAATATCGCCTTCAATGCTTCAGCTGCCACAATTGAAGCCGCAATTGATGCGGCCTGCGCGGGATTGGTCGTGCGTGGCGTGACCTTTTCGGCTGGTGATATTGCTTGCACTGGCGGTGCCATCAATGCCAATCCGGTGACCTTGACATTCAGTGGTGCTTCTGTCACCGAACTGAATATTACTCAGTGCACAACAACCAATGTCAGTCTCAATGATGCGACACCGCCGGTTTCTTCGACTACGACGCCGGGCGTGGCCACTGTTGATGAGGTCCAGAGTCTTGCAGCGATTTCTTCGAGTTCGGGTAACTGGACTTTGACGATTACTTTCCCTGGTGAGAGTCCATCAACAACTGGCAGCATTGCTTTCAATGCTTCATCGGCCACGATTCAGACAGCAGTTGATACTGCCCTCAATGGTGTCGGTACGTATGTCGCCGGCGATATCGTTGTGGCAGGTGGTGCAATCAACGCCAATCCGGTTACATTGACTTTCAGTGGAACATCGGTTGCAGGACAACCCATTGCCCAGAGTACAACAGCTGATGTTGATCTGAATGACGCGACACCGCCGGTTGCTTCCACCACAACGCAGGGTGTGGCTCCTGTCAATGAAGTTGGGAGTCTTGCGGCCATTGCTGCGATTTCTGGCAACTGGACTTTGACTCTTACGGTGCCCGGAGAAAGTGCCGAAACAACTGGCAGTCTTGCCTTCAATGCCTCATCGGCCACGATTCAAACAGCTGTTGATACTGCACTCAATGGCGTTGGTACGTATTCGGCGGGCGACATTGTTGTGGCAGGTGGTCCGATCAATACGACCGCCGTAACACTGACCTACAGCGGTGCTTCGGTTGCTGGCGCGAATATTACGCAAGCCACTACAGCAAATGTTGACTTGGCGACCACAGAAGCGGCTCCCGTTGCCAGTACGACGACACCGGGTGTGATTGATAATGAACTCAAACTGGCTTCTAGTGGGACTGCGACTTATCCCAATGTTTGGGATCGTACGACGCCGAAGCGGGATGCCAGTGATGCCCGGGAACCGGTTTGGGATGATTGGCGGACAATGGTAACACAGATAGCGGCTCTTGAAAGTCGCGTTCTGCCGTTGGCTCTTGTCGAGGACGTTGGTATTGCAACAGTCGATCCACTAGAAGCAGGTGGCTTGTACTCGGACGGCGTCATCGTGGCTTTATCAATTGGTGGGACAAATGACGCAGAATCGTGGGATGGAACGAGCCGGACTCGCGAAGTGTATCCGGCAGCCAAGTACGCCCCAGACGGTTGGGATTGGTTGAAAGCTTACCAACGGATTCGTTCCATGCAACGGATGCTTGTACCGCTTGGCTTTGACGTTGATGGACGTGTACCGACATCCGATCCAGCCGTGGCCGGTCAACTTTGGACCAGCAGCGGCGTGTTAACAGTCTCTGCAGGAGCGTAACATGGTAGTCAAAGTTAGCTTCCCCGACAATGTGTGGGACGGTACGAATGCCGTAACACAACGGAACGCGAGCGTACGACGGTCTCCGGACCGTCACGATTACGATCAAATTGCCGGGGAGCTAATTGCGACCCAGACACGCGTCCTTGAAAACTCAACAAGTGTCGATGACCACGAGAACCGAGTCACCAATCTCGAAGCAGTTGTGATTGCAGATGACTCGGTTCTCATTGTTGAGACTTCTATTGACTACGAGGTTGACCCAACGCCGATCCAGGAAATGTTCATCCTGGTTGACGCGACTGCGGGTGATATTGAAATCACTTTGCCGGACCCAGCAGGCCCGAAGTTTCCCATCAATGTGAAAAAGATTGACGGGACGGCGCATCGCGTTATTGTGCTTCCATACGCATCAGAGTACATTGACGGTGGTGATGAATCTGTTATCACCAGTCAATGGACCTCCGGACGTTACATCCCTAACGGTACAGACTGGTTCATCGTATGAGCTACCTAAGCAGAATTGAAACGTCTCCAGCTGACACCGGTGCCATTGATGCGTTTGGTCGTGTACGAGTCAGTGTGCCAACGACTCTGTTCAACGGCAAATTGATTCACGACGCAATGCCCCAGTTGTGGGACGATCAGCAGATCAGTGGGACCGCGACCAGCACGTACAATACGGACCAAGCCAGCGTCACGCTTCACGTGAATGCGGCGACCGCCGGCCGACGTGTGCGTCAAACGTATCAACATTTCAATTATCAGCCTGGGAAATCGCTGATGGTGTTGATGACGTTTGTGTTGGGCGACGGTGAGTCTGGAATTCTCAAACGTGTTGGTTACGGCGATAATGATAACGGACTGTTCCTCGAAGACGAAAATGGAGCAATCCAATTCAATCGCCGAACAAACACGAGTGGATCGCCCGTTGAAAACACCGTAGCCCGTGCTCTCTGGAACGTTGATAAGATGGATGGTACTGGACCGTCCGGAGTCACATTGGACTTCACCAAGACTCAGATTTTGCAGATCGACCTGGAGTGGTTGGGTGCCGGTCGCGTACGTTTCGGCTTCGTAGTTGATGGTAAAATCTACTACGCCCACGAAATGAATCACGCAAACAACGTTGACCTGGTCTACATGTCGGTTCCGAACAACCATCTGCGGTACGAGATAATCAACAACGGGAGCGGTGGGGCCAGCGATCTAGTTTGCATTTGTTCGACTGTCATGTCTGAGGGTAGCGGAACTGAGTCCATTGGGGTCCCAAGGGGTGTTCACAGTAGCACCACACTCCAAAACTTGCAACTGAATAACATCTATGCTTTGATCGGTGTGAGACTAAAATCAACACACCATCATGCGGGATTGGAATTCATTCAAGCGTCGTGGATCTCGGACAATTTGTCGCAGCAACTCTACCGAACATTCGTACTTCTGAATCCGACTGTTGCTTCGGAGCCAGTTTTTTCCGCTGTGTCGGACAGCCCTGTCGAATACTATCAGGGAGCCATCGGGAATACATGTACAGGCGGTTACACGATTTTCGCGGGCATTTCAAATGGACAGCAAGTTTTGCAGATTGACAGTTCCAGTTCTGTCCGCTTTGGTTCATCAATCGCTGGGACGCACGACCGACTTATTGTGGCTGTTCAACCACTCACGAACAACATGGAAGTGTACGCCGCATTGAACTGGAGGGAGTTAGGCTAATGGCACAGTACGGCACCACGATCGAGGCTGAGGCGTATTTCGGGAATAAACTCCACATCCCAGCTTGGGTTGAGGCTGACGAGGATCAACGCAACCGTGCCCTTCGAGAGGCTTCAATCAGGATCGACCAGTTGAATTTTCGAGGGGCCAAGACAGATTCCACTCAGGCTCTGGAGTGGCCAAGGATCAATACGATTTACGAAGATACTGAGGTTCCGCAACGTGTGAAAGACGCTACGTTTGAAGTCGCTTATGCTTTATTAGACGGAGCAGAACCAGACCTGGAACAAGAAAGCCTCTCCGTGTCTTCGGAAGGCTACAGTGCCGCGAGAACAACCTACGCTCGCGACTCTGCGCCCGAACACTTTGCCGCAGGGATTCCTAGCTCGTTAGCTTGGAAATACCTCAAACCCCTGCTTGGCGACGTTCGTGGAATCAAACTACGTAGGGTATCCTGAGGACAAAATCAATGAAGTTGCTGTATCAAGCCGCCCGTTTCGTGTGTTTTGACAATGAACCCGCCGCCGGTGCCGCAGGTGCCGGAGCGGGTGCCGCAGGGGCCGGAACAGGTGATCCACCCCCGGCAGCCAGTAAGACCTACACACAGGCAGAGTTCGATAGCCACATGGGTGCTATGCGTCGCAAGCATGAGGCACGCGAGCAACAGTTGACAAAGGCCCAACGTGATCTGGCCGGTCAACTGGAAGCCCAGAAGAATCAGAAGGGATTGTCGGAGGAAGAGCGTACGACCCTTCAGGCTCGGATCGACGAATTGGAGGGCCAGTTTCTGACGGCCCAGGAAAAGGCGGAGCGGAAAGCCACACAGGAACGTGAGGCTTCGCAAGTACAAGTGCAGCAACTCACAACTGAACGTGATTCTTTCCGAACCATTTACCAGCGAGAAGTCGTTAGCAATCAGATTACGCGGGCAGGATCGAACAACAACGCGCACGATGTTGACCAAATCTCTGCGATTGTCGGTCCGATGATTTCGTTCAAGGACGTTGTCGACGAGGACGGGAAACCAACAGGACAGCAGGCACCCGTCGTCAAGTTCCCCGACATCGACAAGGACAAGAAGCCGATCGTGATGGAATATACGATCGACGAAGCGGTCAAACGAATGACCGAATTGGACAAGTTCGCCAACCTGTTCGTAGACACCAAACGCTCGGGCGTTGGTGGCCATCGCAATACCGGCGTCGTTGCCGGTAAGATTGACCTGGCCAAATTGGCCCGAGAAAACCCAGCCGAATTTCGGCGGCTTCGTAAAGAGAAACCGGATCTCTTCTACAAGTCTGGTGGGGCGCGCTGAATCCCGGGTTCCCGTTGTTGATTCTGAAATCATTTTCTAAGAGAGGCACAGTCGTGAAGTACACGATTTCTCAAGTCCGTTTCGTGGCGTTCGACAACAGCTTGGACGCGTGGGTACCCGAAGTGTGGGCGGCCGAATCGCTGGCCATTCTCGAAGAGAACATGGTCATCGGCAACCTGGTCTATCGCGAATTTTCGGATGACGTTCAGGACTACGGCGACACCGTGAATACCCGCCGGCCGAACGAATACACGGCCAAGCGGAAGGGTGCGAATGACGACGTGACCGTGCAGGACAGCAATGCGACGAATGTCGCGGTCGTGCTGAACCAGCACATTCACACCAGCTTCACCATCAAGGACAGCGAGCAAAGTCTGTCGTTCGAGGATCTAGTCCGCGTGCACATCAAGCCGGCGGCTCAGTCCATCGCCCGCAAGATCGACAAGATCCTCATGGGTCAAGTCTACCAGTTCCTGGCCAACTCGGTCGGCCAACTGGAAGGTCTGGCCGTTGCGAACGTGAAGCGTCGGATGCTGGAACTCGGCCAGAAGATGGACGAGAACAAGGCATACGTCGACGGTCGCAATCTGATCGTGTCGCCCGGTACCAAGACCGACATTTTGGAACTCGACCTGTTCAATGCCGCCAACACGATTGGCGACGACGGCACCGCTCTGCGGAAGGCCAGCTTGGGCGAGTTGCTTGGCTTCGACGTGATGATGGCACAGAATACCCCGAGTATTCTGACCGCCGCCGGAACGTTGAACGCTGACGAATTGAGCGCGGATGAAGCCGCTGGTCAGACCGTTCTGAGTCTTGACTCGGGTGCGGTGGCTCCGGTTGGTTCGTACATCACAGTCGAGGGCGACCTGATGCCCTTCCGTGTGATCGGCGTGAGCACCAATGATATTACGATCAATCGTCCACTCCGCGTTGCGGTGCCTGCGGCGACTTCGGATATCAATGTCATCACGACAGGTTTGGTGGATCTGGCCGGCCATACCGGCGTGACCGCCTACCCGGCCAACTACGACGGAGAGATCAAGGTCGACGGAACGGGTATCCCGCACGTCGGACAGTTGGTCAGCTTCGCCACAGCCGGTACGCCAAACGTGGCTCTGGCCGGTGAGTACAGCATCGTCGACGTGACAATCGACAGTGGTGCCTACTACATCGAACTGGATCGTCCGCTGGAGACAGCGATTGCGAACAACGACGTCGTGGGATACGGCCCGGCCGGCTCCTACAACTTTGCTTTCCACCGCGACGCGCTCGCGATGGTGATTCGCCCGTTGGCTCCTCCGAAGGCTGGTGCGGGTGCGTTGAGTGGCGTTGCAAGCTACAACAATCTCGCCATGCGCGTCACGATCAGCTACGAAGGCCGTGGCCAGGGACACCTGGTGACGCTGGACGTGCTGTTCGGAACCAAGGTTCTCGATGAGGACCTCGGCGCCGTGTTCTTGGGTTGATCTTGAGTTGAAACCCACCCGGCCCCACCGCGGGGCCGGGTGGTTTCTCTAGGAGTGTGGGCACAATGAGCGACCAGGAAATCTTGATGAAACTAGTCGCCGCTCAAGCAGCCCAAGCAGAGACTCTCAAGAACGTTGATGGCAAACTCGATAAGTGCATCGACATACTTGAAGGACCAGTTGGAATGATGGTCCGAGTCGACCGTTTGGAACAAACTGAGTCGCGGCGAGGCAAGTTAGTGTGGGTTTTGTGTGGAGGCTTCGTTACGCTGCTCTTCAACGCAGTAGCCAGTTACATAGGGTGGAAGTAAAATGTCACAAAAACGCGCCACAATGTTCATGAGACGGTTGTTGTACAATTTACAGCGCCGGATGGGCGGGCGCGTGGATTTCTACCGGGACGTAGAGGCTCTCAATACACGTACCGGCAAGAAGACCGTGGCAAAGACTGTCTGGGACCGACGACTGGTTGTTGTCCTGCCGAGTGAACTGAAAACGAAATTCGTCTTTGACCTGTCATTCATCGCCGCCAATAAGAATTTCACTTACGGTGGCAACTTCGACACGACCAAACGACGATTGATTCTAGGCACGAGAGAAGCCGATGGCTACGTGCCTCAGAATGATGACTACTTCGTGTTCGAGAACAAACGTTGGCAAGTGAGTGAAGTTCAGACATACGAGTATGATACCGGCTTCCTAATAGTCGGGACAGAAGTCAAGGGAGCACCAATCCTCCAATCGGTCTCCACCAGCGTCCTACAGTATTCTCTGTTCTCGGATGAAGTGGAGGTTGAAACATGAGCGTCCTAGGGAACCCAAATTGGGACCGATGGATCTTCGCCACAATGTCGGGGAATTTCAAATCTCGGTTTGAAAGTACATTCGGCGTGTTCATCGAAGGTACGCATAGAGGGTTGCCGGCCAACACGGAACTGCTTGAGTTCCGGATGGATGGCCCGATGAGGAAACAACCGAGCCGGAATTATTTCATTCTTGATATTGAAATCAATCTCCTGGTTCGGTCCTTCATGGATGACACCGACTTCCATAAGATGCGCCGCAGTTGCGGTGAAGTCGCGACGTGGCTCGCAAAGAACCATTGCATCTACCGTTACGGGGACGGGCCTGACGATGACAATTCACTCCTCGGCGTTTTGCAGTTGAAGAATCGTACCTTCCGAGAGCCGGTCCGGGTCAATCATTTTGGTCAAATTGATCCGCAGTATCAGTTAGAGGAAGCGACGGTTGAGGCATCGTTCCAGATGCATCTTTCTGAACAAGTGGATGGTGAGGTTCTAATCGAACGAGCTACTGAGAATAATCTCATCTTCATTGATGAGAGCGTCTCTTCATTAAAGACAGAAGACGTTGAGAATAATCTCGTATTCTTGGACTTGATTGATGACGAACTCATCCCTGCGTGAACACAATAGGAGACTCAGCGTGAATTTTCTCAGCCTTTCCCCTCGGTTGATGTGCTTCGCGCCCATTGACCTGAAGGATGCCATCGTCCGCCTGAAGGACGGTTTCGGCAACCTTTACAATAGTGAAACGTTTGTTCCGACGGTCGATACGGCGGGCGCCAGTTTGGGTGCCTCACTCGTACCGATTACACCCGGTACCTTTGATCCGACTGTGCCCGTAGGGGCACACGTTCGTTTCGAGGGTGATCTGACCAAGTACGAAGTGACAGCCCGGACACTTAGTGCCGGCGTCGATGAAGTTCAGTCGATGGCTACGAGTACGGCAACTGGCGGAACATTCACTTTGAGTTTGACTCTGCCGGGCAATACGGCCGCCACAACGACAGCGCTTGCTTTTGATGCGACTTCGGCCACAATTCAAACGGCTGTCGATGTTGCTTTGGCTGGTTTGGAAGTTGATGGTGTGACATATACTGCTGGTGATGTTGCAGTTACAGGTGGTCCTGCTAACACGACGGCAACAACGTACACCTACAGTGGTAACAGCGTCACGAATCATCCGATTGCGATGATGACGGTGAATGGAACAAGTTTGACCGGCGGTGCGGCTGGTGCAATTACTCAGACAACCAGCGGCGAAGCAGTCGGTTCGACCCTGTCGATCACCATCGACCCGGACCTGGAAGACGCGGTTGTGAGCGGCGACGATATCACCTTCCTGCCGATTGAGTTGGAAATCCAACTCGGCGAAGGGAACATGACCTACGACGAGAATCGTGAAGTCGTGTTCATTCGTGACCGCGGTGCGCTCGACACGTACAAGGAAGGTGACGAGCAGCCGATGGATGTGTCGTTTGACTTCACGTGGGAGTTCATTCGCGCCGTCGCCGGCGGAACGACTCCGACAATCGAGGAAGCACTGAAGCGGATTGGTGCGGCTTCCACCTGGACATCCTCGAATACGGGCGACCCGTGCGCTCCGTACGTAGTGGACGTTGAAATCGTGAATGCTCCCGATTGCGGTGGCATTCTGGCCGAAGTGATTCGGTTGCCGTACTTCTTCTACACGCAGCTTTCGCACGACTCGTCGGCTGCGCAGGTGAGCGTTACTGGCCAGTGCAACGCGACCCAAGCGGTCATCACACGCACGAACCAGTATTGATTTTGGAATCGCAACCCGACCCGGCCCCAACTCGGGGCCGGGTTATCTTCTACCACCGGAGTCTGATATGAAACTCAAAGGCAAGCGCCCTGGAATCCATGTTGAACCCGTGATTTTGCCGCGACCGGATGGCGACCTGGAGTTCCTCATCAAAGCGATCGACAACTTTGATGAGTTCGAGAAACTCTGTCCGCTCCCGAAACCGCCGGCCAAGATTCTTCCGAACAACGAACGCGTCGAGAACACGAACGATCCCGCCTACGTGAAGAAATGCGAAGCGTACGGCGTGAAGCGGATGGCGTACATCGTCGTCAAGGGATTGATGGACGGCACACCGGATCTCGAATGGGAGACGGTTGATATCTCCGATAACACGACATGGTCCAATTTCCGTAAGGAATTGCGGGATTCTGGCCTGAGTGATATTGAAATCAATCGCCTCGTGAACGGTGCTTTGGTGGCGAACAGTCTCAGTGAGCGAGCGGTCGAGGAGGCTCGCAAACGTTTTTTAGCTGGTCTGCAGGCTCCAAGAGACGAATCATCCTCCCTAGTGGACGAACTGGCAAGTTCGCAATCTGGAGAGCCTGCGAGCGATTCGACCTGAAACCTTGGGAAGATTGGGATAAACTCCCACTAGAAATCCAAGCAGATATGCTCGCGTACAACCAGATACGTGAGCACGACGAGGCTGAGGCTGAGGCACGGCCAATTAACGCTTTAGCAAAGGCAACTAACCAGAGACGAGGCTAACATGAGATTCTTCGGTGAATTCGTGGGAGCCACGATCAATGTGGAAGCCTATAAGAAAAGCGTCGATGATTTTCTAGGCGAAAAATTGGAAGAAGGTGCCCGAGTCTGGTTAACAGCAGTCACGGGCCGTGTCCCGCTTTGGTCGGGCATGGCCCGTGCTTCTTTGCTCGAACTATCCCGATTGGCGAACGGAAAGATTCTGCTGTCGCCTTTGAAGGATAAGAGCAGGATACCTGCCGGCGAGTCATTAGGATCAGCAAGGATGCTGACGGATTTCCCCAGCTACATCTTTGAGGTTGCAACGCAAGTACCACACTACACGTTGCAGGAATTTACCAACGTCAGGAATGCAACCGGCCGGGGTAGCCCGTCTGCACCCTGGAGGTCGTTCGATGCGGGGCAAGAAGCGTTCTTCGAGTATGCCCGCTCCGTTCGACTACCTCCTCTCGTATTCGAGAAAGTAACTGTCAGGAAGCTGTAACATGGCTGACGAACTAAGAACATCACTAGGCTTTGATGCCTCTGAGGCACTCGCCGTGCTTCAACGCATCAAAGGCGAGCTTGATGCCTATACGTCGAAAATGGCGGAAGCCGGCAATGCTACGGCTGCCTTCAATTCATCTGGCTCCAGGTTCGACAAAGTAGCGTCTGGATTGGCCAGTTCCCTTGGTGGATTAGCGACGGCCGCGGACCGGGCTGCTACTAAACTCAATGAGTTGGCTGCCGCGAATCGGGTAGCCGCACAAGCAGCTTCGGCAGCCAGAGGAAGCTTGGAAGCCCGAGCCGCTGACTTACGTGCCCAGGCTCGGCAAGCTGAAGGAATCATGGACGTTGCTCGTGCCCGCGAATTGGGCGCACGTGCTACGGAGCTAGAACGGCAAGCTGCCCTGAAAGCGACATTGCAGCGGACGCAAGAAGCCAGAGCCGCAGAGGCTATAGCGAAGAAGCGTCGCGACCCATTGGGCATCATTGATCCAAAGGGTCAGGCTTCCATTGAGAAGACCGTATCGAATATACGAAACGCCGAGAAGGGCGTAGAATCATTCGGCAACACGATTGAAAAGGCCGGGAAGCAAGGTGTCACGGCGGGCAAGACCGTACTGCTGTCTTGGGAGTCGGTTGCCCGCATCTTTGCGATCCAATTGATACACCGTGGAATCTCACAGGTTTCGGATGCCTTTGCGGACGGTGTGTCCAAAGCGATTGACTATCAAACGTCTCTGGCTGAGATTCAGACAGTCAGCCGAGACTTGGATTTGTCGCTCGGCGAACTGAATGATCGTGTAGTTGAGATTTCGAGCGCCTTCGGACAGCCACTTGATGTTGTGACAGAGGGGTTGTATCAAACCCTATCCAATCAGGTCGCTGACGGGGCGGAGAATTTTCAGTTTCTTGCAACGGCGACCAAGTTTGCAGCCGCCAGTGTAACTGGAACGGACTCAGCAGTTAACTTGCTGTCGTCATCGATCAACTCATTCGGTTTGTCGGCTACACAAGCTGACGTGGTTTCTGGAAAACTGTTCAAGACAATCGAGTTAGGTCGAATCCGTGCTGAAGAATTTGCGAACACGTATGGGCGCGTCGCGGTTCTTTCGGATCAATTGGGTGTGTCCCAGGATGAGTTGTTAGCTTCCATTGCTGAGCTTACCATCACTGGTCTGCGATATAATGAGGCTTTCACCCTCATCACGAACACGCAGTTGAAACTGATCAGTCCGTCGGAAAATCTTCGCAAATTGTTTGATCGTATGGGTATCGCCTCGGCTGAAGCCGGTATCCAGGCGTTCGGATTCCAGGGCTTTCTACAGAAGCTTGCGGATCAGACAGACGGGACCGGAACCGAACTCGGGAAGTTGTTCAACCGAATACGAGCTATCCGCGGCGTCTTGGGTTTGACAGGTAGTGCAGCCGAGACATTCGGCGACACACTTGACCAAATCAAGAACGCAAGCGAGATTGATCTGGAGAAAGCGTTCTCGACGATTTTCGAGACTGATGCTACTAAAATCAAACGTGAACTGGCCGATATCAAGAATCTGTTTGTAGCTGGGTTCGGCCAGGAAGCGTTGAAAGGCATCAATGCTATCTTTGAAGCTTTCGGTGGTGGTGCCGCTACTGTCAAGACTTTCGGTGTAGTATTCGGTGCAGCCGCAGGTGCTTTTATCATCAGTGCCGCCGGAATCAGTACGGCAGCATTAGGAACATCGGTCTCTTTGGCGACGTTAACCGCAGCCGGTGTAGCAGCCACGGACGCCATGTTCGCATTTGCGGCTACCCCACTTGGAGCCGCATTACTTGCGGCTGGCTTAGTGCTCGGTGCTTCTGCCGCATTCGACAGCTTCGCGACGTCAGCAAGGAAGGCTGCGGATGCTGTTATTGAAGGGAACAACTCCCAGTTAAGATCGACTATCCGGACTGAGACTCTTCGTCGTGCTGAACTGGAGAAGACTGAAGACGCGATCTTCAGTCAGACTCAGGTCTTGTTGCTTAACTTGCAGCAACGGTGGACGAAGGACGCGAGGGTTGCTGCCGATCTTCAAGCGGCGTTCACTGATTCCATCGGTGAACAGATTCAGGATCGCCTGAGTCTTGTCGAAGATTTCGTCAGTAAGCTGAATGATGCGACAATAGACGCCGACAACTCGTTGAAGAGTCTTGATGATAATATCAAGAGTGCTGCTCTCAGCTTGGAAGGATTCCAATTCGAGCGTCAGATTAAAGACCTGGACGCTAGCCGTCAGGTCATGTTGCAGGTCCAACGATCGCAGGAGTTGGCGGCAAGAGCCTCAGAACAGTTCGCCGCTGGCAACAAAGAAGCCGGCGCAGAATTGCAACAAGAGGCTGAGTCCGCGGCGAAAGCGGCTTTGAGTGTCGCGGACAGTGCGAACAACAGAGCTTTGGAGTTTCGAGCCGTTCGCCAGGTTCAGGCATTGCTGCAGCAGAATGTTGCGACCGCAGAAGCTGAGAAGCAGAAGCGTCTCGAACTGGTCGAGTTGGCGAAGAAACAATTGCCAGGCGCCCAGAACCTGCTGTTCCAATTGAAGGCCAATGTGGAAGCGTTGGAGAAAATGGAACTTATCTCGGATAAGTTGAAGTTTGATCCCGAGTTGGAACCGGAAGACGCCAAGAAGAAAGCAACGGAGTACGCCGCCAATATCACAAAGATATTGGATCAACTTGGAAGTCAGATTCAACTGTTCGAGAAGTACGACCCAGACTTCGGTCCGTTGATCAGAAAGGTTCAGGACCGATTCCGTGATCCACGGACAGGTGTGCGGATCAATTTGGAGAATGCGTTTGATCTCAATTTCGGAACAATCTTGAAAATCCTTAGGACGCAAGCAGCCTCTATTCCAGAGGCCGAGAAGATTGCACTTGAAAGTATTTTCAAGATTAAGATAAGTGAGAAGGGTTTTGAGAACGTACAGAACGCGGTAACTCAGCGACCAAAGAATCTTGCGGATGCTGAGAAGGCTACGCTTGATCTTAACACCAATCTCGTCGACCAGGAGAACTTGTACGTCGAGATTGATGGCCTACTCGGAAACATCAACGAGAAAGTGTCGCGTCTGTCTCTAAGACTATTTGCGAATGAAGCGACTGGGGTTTCTTCGGCACTAAATGATGCTGTAGCAATTCTCCGGAGTTTGACTCCAGAGGCTATCAAACTACCTGGAGCACGCGAGACGCAGGATGCCGCTAGAAATCTGACTCAAGAACTAGTCAACTTAACAACTGAAGCCCAGAGAGCCTTCAGTTTGGAAGCACTTGATCCGCAGCTGGCGGCAAGGAAAATTCTTGAAATCCAACAAATGGCTCTTCGAGCAAGACAGTCTGGATTTCCAGAGTTAGCAAAACAGATTGATGAGTTAGTTAATAAGTTGGTAGCTTTGGGCCAGACTTCAAAAGCACGTGACATTTTGAGGGAATCTGCGGAAACTCTGAAGCCCCTTGAGGAACAAACCAAGGCCCTAGGGGATGCGACGAAAGGGATCGAAGAAGAGCACATTCGATTGGGCATAGTGGCTAAGGAAGGTTACAGCCAAGTCAACTCTGGCTCGGTTGAGGCCCAACGGAACACCCAAAGGGAAATCGATCTGCTCAAAGAGCGTAACTCTTTGCAGTCTGGTAGTGGTGCCGGTGCTCAGGGACGAATGTTTGGTGGCATCGCGTTTCGCCAGGACGGTGGCGTGATCCTTGATCCGAGAACGATTTATCGCGCTTTGGGTGGCCCTCTTGGGACGGACAATCAGTTGGCCATGCTGACGCGTGGTGAGTCTGTGAATACAGTTGGTGCCACGCAGAAGTTCTTTCCGCAGATTCAGGCGATGAACGCCGGAGTGACTCCAGTGTTTCGACAGGAAGGTGGCACGACAACTAACGTTGGTGATATTAAAATCAACGTGACAGAATCCGCCAGTCCTCGTGCTACTGCTCGCGAAGTGATGAATCAACTCAACCGCGAGCTTCGTAGAAAGACATTCACCTTAGGGAGGTAAGAATGACACCCGAAAAGTTGGCTCGACGGTTGCGGCACTCTCGTCTCCGGCACGCTATCAATCGGCCGGAGAAGGGACATCTTGTGAAGGTCGTGAAAGGCACATCGCCGCAGGGTCCGGCCCTGGGCAATGCCAACCGGAATCAGTTTCACCAGTTCGCTGGTGAGCAGCTGTTCGGTCATGGTGCCTACGTTGTGGAACACTTCCGTGGTGGCGAGAAGATCGCCGAGTACGAGTGCACCAACGGAATCACGAACGAAGGTTTGAACGACATCCTCGACGTACAGTTCGACGGTGGCGACCAGAAGACCACGTGGTACGCCCTGTTAATTGACGCCGTGACGGGTTGGTCGGCTCTGGCAGCGACCGACACGTACGATAACATCAACCAGGCTGGTAACGGTTGGGACGAGTTCACCAATTACACGGACGCAAACAACGGTGACAACGCGACGACACGGCCCGAGTGGCCCGCCGGCGCACCCTCGGCCCAATCCATTACCAACGCCACCCAGGCGGTGTACGACATTACCGCCAGTGGCACCATCAAGGGCATCGGCGTGGTCGCCGGCGAGAATTCGCAGACGAAGGCGGATCACGCCCCCGGTACGACGCCGCCCAACAAGCTGTGGTCGACAGCCGCGTTCGCGAGTAACGTCGCGGTACAGAATGGCGACCAGTTGAAAGTGACCTACACGGTCAACGCTTCGACGACCTGATCTGATCTGATTTCAAAATCAAGCCGCACCGGTCTCGCTGGCCGGTGCGGCTTCTTTCGGAGGCACTTATGTCAGTATTGCTGATGGAAGGCTTCGAGGGCCTTGGAACAACGACTGGCGTCGGTGCTGCCGCCGCATTCAATACCCGTTTCCGCAGACGTGGCTACTTTGGTAGCTACCCGAGCGCCAACTTTGGACACTTGGAAGCTGGGTACAATGCAATAGGTTATGCCTATTCTTGGGGCGACCCTTTTGCCACTGGTGAATGGAACTATATGTTCCCCGAGAACCAATACGGCAAGACTCTGATTGTTGGTTTGCGTTTCAAGACGAGCAGTTCGACGCAATCGGAAGATAGGACTTTCATCAGCTTTCACAGTGTGTCAGTTCTTGGGACATTTGAGAACTCGCAATTCCAATTGAATATCGTCGATCAGAATAAGTTTCGGATCAAGCTTGGCGCGGTTGTTACACTGGCAACATCTGGAGTTGTGTTGACAACTGATACGTGGTATCACTTGGAATGGAAAGTCCTGATACACCCAAGTGCCGGATCATACGACTTGAAACTGGATGGCTCGACTATCCTATCTGCATCGGGCATTGACACTCAAGATTCCGACGGTAATGTTGGCTTTATACGATTTAGTTCACAACGAAGTGGTACGCCAGAAACACAGTTCTTGCTTGATGACCTGTACGTGTTGAATTCAGATGGTTCGATCAACAACGACTTCCTGGGTATCAACACTGTGATTCGAGCATACTATCCGGACGCGGACGCCAGCCCGAATGATTTTACACCCAGTGTCGGCGTCGATCACTACGCTCTGGTGGATGAGGCGGAGGAAGATTTCGCCGACTACTTAGATGGCGTAACGGCGACAAACCGTGAGGCGTTCTCGATGCAACCTGTTGGCTCTGGTAGCTTCAAGGCCGTGATGCAAGAAGCTCTTGTCAAGGTGAACAGCGCCGGGGTAAGAAACATTCGCAATGTCGTGGAGTCTGGTGCAACTACAAGCAACGGTGCCTCGGTTGGTATCTCCGATGCCGACGATCCTGTTGCCGTGCGTCGAATTCTCGAAACTGACCCCGATACCGGCTTGTTCTGGACTGAGTCTGGAATCAATGCAGCCGAGTTCGGGATGGAGGTACAAACCTAATGGCGATTCTTCTACTTGAAGGTTTCGAGGGTCTTGGGACCACGACCGGCAGCGGCGGATCATCGGCGGTACAGACGGCTATCGACAAGAAGTACAACAACCTGTGGACTGGTGGTACTGGTCCTCGGATCTGGACGGGATGGGGTGGGAATGGATTCGCCTTGTCTCTAGGTTCGGACGGTAGTGCTGACCAACACTACGTCCAGTTGCCCTTCGGCTCGAATCTTTCGACTGTATACATTGGATTCGCTGTCCGTCCTAGAACGACTCTGGTTGCCTCGTCACTTCTGTTCGGTATCTGGAACGAAGTGAACAGCGTCCTGAATACGGCGATCTACCTTGTCAACAACGCCACTTTGCGGGTGCAAAGCACGAACTTCGGTAGCAGCCCGATAACGTCAGCAACTGTGGCCGTTGACGCTTGTATGCCCGGACACTGGTCCTACATCGAATACAAGGTTGTGATCGCCACGGGCACAGGTGGTTCCGTCATCATTCGAGTGAATGGTGTCGAGAAGATGAACGTCAGTAGCATTGACACGTCTGAGACGGGAACGATCGGCACGCATCTTCGACTGTATGGAATCGACGGTGATGCCGACAACCAGAACAGTCAGTTGAATTACGATGACGTGTACATCAGCGATTCGGCGTTCCTAGGGCCGATCAAGATTGAGTCTACCCTCCCGGATGCCGACGGTGATTCGGAAGATTTTACACTCAGTACTGGAACTGATTCGTATGCTTTGTTGGACGACGATCCGCCGGATGATGATACGACCTACATAGAGAGCAACACTGTCGGCAATGAGACTCTCGTCAACATGGCGGCACTGACTTTCATCGCCTCGGATGTGAAAGCCGTACAGGTCAACATGACCTCCAAGGTTGATACCGGGACGATGAATCAAATTCCGAAGGTCAAGAGTGGAACGACCGAGGGTAATGGCACGACGCAAGGCATCTCGACGACATCGTACAAGACAACTAAGCACGTCTTCGAGACGAATCCGGACACGGCAGCAGCTTGGGCTGTCTCTGAAGTCAACGGGATGCAAACAGGCGTAGAGGTAGGCTAACATGACACTACGAGTCACACGACTAAATGCGGATGTAGCCGGCTTGACCGACCCGACATTGAGGGTAACTCGGGTCAATGCCGACGTCGCCGGCTTAACTGACCCGACGTTACGTGTTACTCGTTTGAATGCCGACGTAGCCGGCGATCCCGCGACGCCGGACGTACGCCTGTATCGTTACGCGATTTACGTGCTGATGGAAGCCTCCCCGGCCATCGAGGAGACGGCCGACAGCAGTTTGATTTTTTCGGATACGAATGCTGTCGAGCAAATCTACGGGATCAATCAGAACGCGATCTTTGACGATACCGCAGCTTCGGAAATCACGCTGCAGCCCACTACTGACAATGATCTTGTTCTTAGTCAGGACTTGCCGGAGCCGGGCCAAACAAAGCAACACAGTGCTTCCAACAGTTTGGTCTTTACCCAGGAAGCCCTCTCGTCTTTGTTTGTAGAATCAGTGTCGTCGATGCTGGTGTTCAGCCAGTACGCGGCGACCACGAATCCAACGCCGTATCTTGAACACGTCGTCCAAACGCTATTGTTGACGGACCAAGGAATCTCGTCGCTCCAGACATTGCTCGCTAGTAATGGTTTGGTGCTGACACAGCAAGCGTTGAAGACTTTGATTATTGAAGGCGGTCTCGAACGAGACGCCTCCAGTAATCTTGTCTTCACGGACTTGGCGGTCAAGGTTAAGATTCTCGCCGGGGCGGTCGATCAGTCCGTATCGCAGGACTTAGTCTTTACAGACCGAGCTACACTCCCGGTGTTCCGAACGGCCCAGCAGACGCTGGTCTTTATGCAGGTAGTCGCAAAGGACCGAATCAATCAAGTCGAGAGCGACATAGTATTTACGCAGGCGGCGTCCGCCGCTGGTACGGTCTGGGATCGAACAGTAACCAATGGCCTGGTGTTCACGCAAGCGATCGTGTGGGAAGACGCCGTCGATACTTGTAACTACTCTCCAAACGTCGGGGAGGGAACAGGTCCGACCCCACCGGCCATTACGATGCCGACGCTGACGCCTCAGAACTTCGTGCGGTTATTCTACCCGACGACTTCTCCGACCCTTGAGGTTAATATCAGGGTGCCGGAGTTTGGGAATAGAGAGCGTCTTAATTTCACGCGAATCAACCGTGAGTCGCGGGGCGGGACGCTACAGATATTTGCAGACCCTACGTGGCCGAAGAGCAAGCAGCTTGCGTTGACTTTCACAGGGCTTACGGAAGCCCAAGCACAAGCCGTGCAAGACTTCTTCAACGATACACTCGGTCTTGAGGTAGGATTGACGGATTGGGAAGGGCGGACGTGGCACGGCGTTGTTACGACTCCAGACGCCGATCTAATTCGATCACGCCGAGGAATCGTTGACCTATCCTTCGAGTTCGATGGAGAACTACAATGACTGTAAGACTTGGCGCACCATATCCGGCAATGCAGACGTACACGTATCTTCCGAATCCAGAGTTTGGAGACCTGGAAGGTTCGCGCCAAACGGTCGATATCAAACGTTCGATCAACAACACCGTTTACACGTACGTCAAGTCGAAAGACTTGCGGAAGCGTTTGCAACTCCGATTCACATTGACACGCGGTAAGGCCCTCGAATTGAGGGCCTTCATCGTGTCCTACTATCGGAGCAAGATTCAGTTGACCGATCATCTGGGCCAAGTTTGGCTCGGGTATATCACGACCAATCCGAACGAGTTCGAGTCAACAGGACGTGCGGTCGGAGCGCCTGGGAACGAGTTGCAAAATATCCAAA